CTTTGATAAAGATTTTGTTATCCAGCCGGCAATAGACAGAAGAACCAAAGTAGGAAAAGAAGAGTATGAAGACTTCTTATCTACCGTTGGCAACAGAACTCCAATTACTCAGGACCTGTACAACACCTGTATGGAACGCAGAGAAACTGTAAAGCATTTGATACCTGACGGAGAGAACGACAGGACAGAGCTAACGGTGTGTTACTTGTATCATGGACACCCGTTTAAATCACGATTGGATTGGCATGATGGCAAGAGGGTATGGGATTTAAAAACGTGCCGTGACGCTTCTCCTAGAGGCTTCAGGCAAGCAGTAAACAACTTCAACTATCACATGCAAGCTGCACTTTACGTTGATGCTTGCCGAGCGGTTGATTTGCCAGCTGAAGGGTTTTCATTCTTAGCACAAGAAAAGGCCCATCCTTATCCTTATGTAATTTATGAAATGTCTGATGAGGCCATGTTGTACGCCAGATCAAAAAATGAACAGGCCTTGGCTACAATATTAAGTGCAAAAGAAAATGACAACTACAGTCCATACAACCTTGACGGTGTACAGACTATAGAGCTGGGTGATTTGTATTAGGTTAGGTAATCCCAATAGTTGCCTGTCCAATCATCGCTTTCAGCAAACCTCTCACAACAAGTAAAGCAAAGTTCACCTCGCTCATCTTTATGTGCATTGCCATCAAGGTCATCAAGTGTTCCACAAGCTCTGCAAGGTATCTCAGGATGTTTTGCCTTTTTTTCTGCTAATGCAATTTCTTTTTGCTTTGCCCAAGTAATGTATTTCATTACGCCACCTCCGATTCTAATAAATCTTTCTCAAAAGCTACACACTTAGCACTGTATTTGTCGTGTGCTTGTTGAGCAGTTTCAGAAGGTTTAATTAAGTTATAGTTCTTAGGACTAAGAACAAAATACGTTGAGTCATGACAATCACAATCAATGCCATCATTCTCTACCACCCTAACAGTACATCCGCAATTCAGATGAACTTTATAAAAAATTTCATCCTCTATCCAATAGCCTTTTATATCTTGTGATTTCATCTTTTCTCCTTTGTTTATTAATCTCACTTCTTAATTATAGGGCAATATGCTGTAACTTGCAAGTATTTGCACAAAATAATATTAACTAATTTTAGACCAAAAAAAAAGGCAACCGAAGTTGCCCTTTCTTTGAAATACTTGAGTTATAAACGGTATTTCTAATCGTTCTAGTTATGCACCTTGCGATCCATAGATTCCTCTCCAATCGGAGAAACCAAATGAATATCTTTCACGAGCTTTGTATCTGATGTTTCCAGTTGAGAATTCAGGTTCCATGGAAGTTTCCATGCCTGATCTCTGGAACATTTTAAGGCCATCGCCTTGGTCAGTTACAGAAGTTAAGATGAAGAAAGCATCTGGGTCTGTCAGATAATGATTTACTGAGTAACCACCAGAAAGAACACCAGTGTTCTTAATAGAGTTCAGGTCATTGTCTGAAGTTCCAGTTCTTAACTGAGAATTTAAAATTCTGTCAGCTACAAAAACAAGTTCACTAGGAACTACCATTTTTGATGCTTGTACAGAAATTGTCAATCCTCTGTCATCCGTGAAACCGCCTATGTCGATTAACGCATCTTCTAATGAAGTTTCGTTTAGATCGGCCATTGATGTAGCTCTGTTAGCAGCTGTTCCACCACCTGAAAGGGTGTGGGCAGTGTTAATTAGAGACACACCATCTCCGCCAGTAAAACTGGATGAGAAAGCATTATTCAATACATCGGCTCCTTTGACTTCTTTGGTGTTAGCCATAGATTTCGCAAGTGCTTTTGTATATCTTTTACCTAAAGAATCATAGAGGTTATCTTCGATTGCTTCTTCTGTTAGAGCAAACGCTAACGCCACTGTATCGTGGGTGTAACGTGCACTGTAACTTTCAGACGCATTGTCGAAGCTAACGCCTTGACCTTCAGTCTTTGTTGGTGCTGAACCAAATCCAGATATCAACACCTCTTCTTCAAAGGCACGGTTGGAATCTTCTATAGAGAAAATTTCTTCGTACTCATTGTTGTACTCATCATAAGATAAGCCAAAGAGGCTGTTTAATCCGGGTTCTAACTCTTTAGCGAGTTGAGCTCTTGATATTGCCATTGTTATTTACCTTATGCTAGACCAGCACCTTTAACTCCATTGACATGATTACAAATCGTGCAATAGACGTTGGTGTTAGCTGACGCTACGTCATCGTTATCAGGGTCCTGTGAAATATCTAATGCTTTTAGAGGCAACGTAGTGGCAGTTCCGCCAGTTGTTACATCAAGTTCTACATTAGAACGTCCAGAGGCTGTATCGCCAACAGGAGAGTTTTCAACAATGTCAAAATTTCCGAACAAGTCAGTTACTGGAAAAGCAGCATCAGCTTGTATTTCAAAAACAACATTACTGTCATCAATCACGTTAGCCACTATATCAGAAGCAGATATGCTACCGGGATAGTGATTTTTAAAAACTTGTTCGCCTGTCGTTGGGTCAGTGTAACTAACTCCGTTAAACACTCCGACAACAGGAACAGCACCAGTGGCAGCATGTCGACCTAAAACTCCACCTGTTAATTGCGTACATAAGTCGCCATTAAAAATTGGTGTTGTAGCTCCACTAGCTATCCTATATCTGGATTGTCCTCCAGAATAAGGTGCTCCGCCATTCATACGAACAGGTTTTAATCCAAAAGGGGCATCTTTATTAGCCATAATTTTTTTTACCTATTTAGTTATGATTGTTACTTTTTCCCAAAAGTAACATTAGACTTTCTTTGCGAGTCATACTTGACATACCTACCGTCTTTAGAAGACTCATTAAACATATTATTGTCTAATGCTTCTTTTGCTTGTTGGTTTTTGCCTGAGTAATAAGCATTACGTTCGGCTATGGTTTCAAGAGGAATCTTCGCTAAGAGTAGTCCTTCGTTATATACTACGCCAGCATGTCTACCAGAATCCATAGTAGGCAGTTCAAATTCTTGAGGTAAGTCGGTTCCTTTTACAAGTTCCCAACCCTCACGAATTCTTCTACTTACATTGGCTCTGTCCTCTTGTCCCATCATTGATTCTCTTATCCAACGATATTCATATCCTTCAGGTGCTTGAGGTGTTTCTAGTTTTCTTACTGGTCGCCATGGGGTTCTCTTCGAATTTTTAGCGTGAGTTTCGGATTCACGAGATTTTCTGGTTATTGTTTCTTGTTCTACTTCATTAGTCATCTTATTTAGCCTCTCTTAGTGAAATTTTTTGTTTCTCTTTAGCAACAGATTTTAACCATGCGTCTTCCGACATATTATGTGGTTTCAATCCCCTAAGACGTTCAACTTCTGATTTAGAAAAAGTCACACCGTTCTTCTTGCCTTGTGTTTTTTGACGACTACCAACGGTAGGTGAAGCGACTCTTTGCACAGCGGGTCTGTCTTCGGATTTTACGTCATTTTTTTGCCCTTCTAATGTAGGGAAAACTTTTTTAACTCTGCCTGTTAATTCATTGTAATAGTCATCTGATTCAGGTTCATAACCCTCTTGCATCAGAACTATGTGTGTATAGTCAGCATATTGTGATGCTTGTACGGTTTCATCGTTATCAGCGTCACCATACCAAGAATTATCTTCATGCCACGCCAAAGCTTTATCGCTTGGCTTGGCTGGTTGTTGTTGGTATTGCTGTTGTTGCTGTACAGGCTGTAGGTTTTGTACTGGTTGCTCTGCCTGAGCTTTGGCCATTCTAACCTTTTCTTTTTGTATGCTTAAATCACTTTTTAAAGTGTCAGCTTTGGACATTAAATTAGCATCACCAGAAGCTACAGCTTTTTTGTATAACTCATCGGCTTGTGCCTCTTTAGCGTTTATTGCGTTTTCTTCTGCTTGCACCAACTGTGCTCTTGATTGTGCACGCTCTTGATTGTAATAAACCGTTTCTTGCTGTTTTTGTGCCAACATTTGCTCTAATTGAGCACTTCTTTCCTCGGCCTCTCTATTACGTTTATTTAACTTATTTATTCTTTTAGAAACCGATTTAGTGTAAATCTCCAATTCATCGTCTGGAGATGCTTCTACTATGTCCTGTTCTACTACCTCTACTTCAACGTCATCAGCTTCGGGCTGAATTTGTTTTGCATTTTCTTGTTCATTCATCATAAACTCACTATGTCATCAGGGTCGAGAATTGTGGCTATCACTTCATCATCATTGATAATGCGTACTTCAGCACCTTCCTCCAATTTAAAACGAGAGCCTGAGTAACGCCCTATTAAAACCCATTGTTTTTCTTCACACCA